CGCACGGCCCAAGCATTGGGGTTCAGATGGAAGGCCTGGCGGGTGAAACCGTCGCGGGCGAATTGGCCCAGCACTATGGCTTTACCTCAGCGCCCTTGGCCGGGGCCGAGTTCATCGCTCTGCCGATCGGTGGCAACAGCAAGCATGTGGTCGTCATCGCCACTGAAGACGCCCGGTATCGACTTAAGGTCAAGGATGGTGAGGTGGCCATCTATTCCGATGAAGGCGACCACGTTCACCTCAAGCGCGGCCGGGTGATCGAGGTCGTCACCGATACCCTCCTGGTCAAGGCCAGCACGAAGGTCAGGTTTGAAACGCCGATGATTGAGACGACGGGTCAGGTCCAGGCCGATGGCAACATCCAGTCGGCGGCGGATGTGATTGACCAGGTCCGCAGCATGCAGGCCGACCGCGAGATCTACAACACGCACAAGCACGGCAACAGTCCGACTCCAACGCCGGAGCAATAGCCGCCCGCCCTCTTTCCAGCCCATGACAGGATTTCATGGGCTGGATATCTGGAAGTGCCCATGCGCGAGGCAATCTGCCTCGCTATGGACGCAAGCATAAACCCCACTACAGGCGACTTGACTGGCCAGCGCATTACGACGCTGGCCAACGCCGTCTACCTCCGTTTGATGACTCCCCTCGGCAGCTACTGGGCCGACCCAGAGTTGGGCTCTCGGCTGCATGAGCTTAAGCGGGAGAAGGACAAGGCCAGAGTCAGCACACTCGCCATTCAGTACGCGCAACAGGCCCTCAAAGGGCTGATTGACGACGGCCGTGCGACTTCGGTGGAAGTGACTGCTGAGCAACCTCACAACGGCTGGCTGAGACTCCTGATCGAGGTCTATGCCCCAGCTGGCCGACAGACTTTCGAGCACCTGGTGAGCGTGATCTGATGCCCTACGATGCCCCCTCATTCGATGCCATCCGCTCGCGGGCGCTGCGGGATATCCGCTCCCAACTGCCAGACGCGGACATCACTTCCGATAGCGACAACCATGTTCGTGCAAGCTCGGTGTCCGCGATTGCCGAAGGCATCCACCAGCAGGCCGCCTGGACTGCGCGCCAGATCTTCCCTGACAGCGCTGACTTCGAAGAACTCAAGCGGCATGCCGCGACCCGCGATGTCTACCCCAAGTCGGCCACGCCGTCTGGTAGTGAGGTGAGCGTTACCGGCACGCCAGGTGGGCAGGTTGTGACTGGCCTGCAAATCAGGCATGTCGCCACCGGCCGGGTGTTCACCACAACTGCGACCGTGGAAATCTCGGAAGCCGGAGTCGCAACTGTGCCGGTCGCCTCCGTCGAGACTGGTGCGGCCCTAAACGGCATCGATGGCGCCTGTGTGTTCATCAGTCCGCCGCTTAATGTGGATAGCGCCTGCACCCTGGCTGAGACGGCCGGGGGCACCGATGACGAAAGCCCCGAGAGTCTTCTGGCTCGATACCTGGATGTGCTGCGCAATCCCCCAAGCGGGGGGAACATTGCCGACTATCGACGCTGGGCTATGTCGGTCAACGGTGTTTCAACGGCCTTGATCCTGCCAAAGCGCCGGGGCGGCAACGCCATTGACGTAGTGATCACTTCGTCTGGCGGCCCGTCATCCGAGGCTGTTATTGCAGCATGCCAGGCATTTATCGAGAGCGTGGCCCCGGCCGGCGCCGATATCTGGGTGTTCACGCCCCAGATTGTGGAAGTCCACGTCAGTGCAAAAGTGAAGCCCGGGACAAACTACACGCTGGAGTCTCTACAAGAGCCGGTGGAAAGCGCTTGCAAGCAAGTTATTGCGCCGATTGATCCACTCGAAACGCTGTACCTAATTCGACTGACTGCCGCCATTAGTGCGCTGGGCGGTGTGATAGATCTACGGATCTTGTCGCCGACTGGGAACGTGGTCACGGGCGCAGATCCGTCAGTCGTTAAGTGGGCTCGGTTTGGATCGGTCCAGCTTCAGTTGCTGGAGGATCAAGCGTGAGTGCCATCCTTTTCGAACAACTTCAGTCACTGCTCCCCCCAGTCTCATATGACCCATCAGGGAAATTGCTTTCTGCGCAACTGACTTCTGAGGCGAATGCGCTTCAAGAAGCCCTGGCAAAACTTGAGCAAGTTGAGTCGGCCATTTTCCCTGAGTCTGCCGGCTCTTACATCGCGGATTGGGAGCGGGTGTATGGCATCACGCCTGCACCAGGTGCGACTCAGGATCAGCGTGTCCAGGCCGTGCTTGCCGCAATGGGGGATATGGGCGGGCAGTCAATCCCGTATTTCACTCGGCTCGCTTTGTTGTTCGGAGTAAGAGCCCGAATTCGAACGTTCAAGACTCCGGTTGTAGGGCGGCTGAGCGCAGGCGACCCGCTGTACGCCGGTGACTGGATTTACACCTGGCAGGTTGATTCGCCGCTTCCCACATACAGGAACGCCCCCATGGAGGCGCGATTGACTGAGCGGCGCCCAGCTAATACCGATGTGGTTTTTGGGTATGGGAAAGAAGTGGTTGATGAAGTCGCATCCTCAGTGGATCAGCTCTTCAACTCTGTCAATTACGTATTACCAACAATGCTGAGTTAAGAACATGTCCGATATCGAGAAGTTACTGGGCTATGCCGGACAGCTTTCAGAGGCTGCTGAGCGATCTAAAGCCTCTGCTGCTCAACAGCATATCTACATCAATGGTGATGATCGTACTGACCTGGAAACAGAGAGTGGCCCTGTGCCAACTCTCGCGAAACAAGCGCGACAGTATGCAGAGGCAATTCCAGACGCTGTGGTCGATCTCAGCCGAAAAATGGCAGACGGGAAAATCCATGACAGCGTGTCAGAGGGGCGCCGGGTAGTTGCGGATGGCGTCTATTACTATGTCCGGAGCCCAAACCCTTTGATTGGTCGCTCTCTTTACCGGCGCGTAGATGCGAATACCTCGGAGTATGTGGTAGACGATCCAAGCCTTAAGGCAGTCGATTTGGTGCTTAACAGAATGAGTGACGACAAGCCTTTCGTATTTGGCCTGTCGGATGATGCGGGCTTTTTGCCTTTTGAGGTAATGCATAACGCAATACGCACACGCGATTTGGAGGTCTCTACCGTCGGGTTGAGGCTGGGCGATGAGTCGCTAGTCAAAATAGACGTCTACTCATATGCGGTCATGGATGAGAACTGGTTTGTTGCGTCCGCCGTAACTAACGACGGACGCAGCGTAGGAGACAATGCAGCAGAGATCGGATTTTCGGCTGAAGAAGTTAATAAGGCCAATCAGCTTGGTCTAGCATCTTCCGCTTCCGTAACGCGTGAATACAACACAGAGGTTGCTCGCCCGATCTGGGATAACAACCATCTTATTGAATACGGTCAATCGCTTTCGACCGGCTTTGAGGGTTGGCCTGCGCTATCGAAGGTCCCGCGACTCGGCAACAAAATGCTGGGTAACTCGGTTCGCCCTGCTGGCCGAGTTGCTGGTGCATTCACTCCCGTGGGCGCTCCGGTATTGATGCCACTCAAGGGGGTCGTTCAAAACTTGGACGATGCTTCAATTATCCTCACCGATGCAGAGGTGGCAGCGTTGCCGCCCGGTATTGGCAATGAGGGTGAAACCACCATTATTGGCATGACGAACTTTGCCAAAAAGCTGCATAACCAAGGTCGTCAGGTTGCCAATGACGAGGCGAAGGTGTTTGTCGCGAGCTGCTGCGGCGTATCAGGTCAACCAATTGAACGCTTGATAAAGGGTGATAGCACTAACCGTTGGCTGCGCTTGCCTCAGGCGGCGCAGAAGGTAAAAGAGCTGTCCACGGCCGCTGGCAAGACCTACGGCGTTATCGGTGTGGCGTTTCTTCAAGGTGAGTACAACTATAGCGAAAACTGGGGAGGTGTAGACACCAAGGATGGCTATAAAGAGAAGCTCGCCCAACTTTATTCCGACGTTGAGAGTGATGTGGTTTCGGCGATTGCCGGCCAAGACCAGCCGCCACTGTTCATGACTTACCAAACAGGCGCTGCCTACACAAGGGATCATAATAATCTTGCTATCGGGATGGCGCAGTGGGAGCTTGCCGAGGAGCGTCCCAATTGGGTGATGGCTACACCGGTCTATCCATATCCGGACAAGGGCGGGCATTTGACCGCTAACGGTTATCGCTGGGTTGGAAAGCAGTTTGCGAAAGTCTGGCATCGTGTTGTAGGCCTGGGGCAAAACTGGAAGCCGCTATCGCCGCTTAACGCGCAGGTCAAAAAACGGGAAGCACTCATTACCTTCCACGTTCCACATCCTCCGCTTGCCTTCGGAAAGCCAGTCGTAGGACGAATGCCTACGGACTACGCGGCGAAGGGTTTCAGTGCTGTTGATACATCGGGCGACTTGCCCGTCGTGGCGGTGAGCATAGTCGCGGACTGCGTAGTGCGTTTGCTGTTTGCCCGTGATCCGGTTGGCTCGGTGTTTATCCGCTATGCAGATAGAACAATTCACGGCGGTAATGGCTGTCTGCATGACAGCGATCCAGCCGTCAGTGATGATTTTTACGAGTATTCACCAGGAAGCGGGCAATACGCCGACGAGAATATATCGGAGTTGGTAGGTAAGCCCTACCCGCTTCAAAACTGGTGCATTGCATTTCACATTGCAGCGATAGGAGCATAAAAATGGGTATGGCTTTGAGAGCGGCAGGGGCAAACTTTGAGGACATCGCAGTTTCGTATATTCCTCCTGTAACGGAAGGCCTTCGTTATTGGGGTTTCCTCAATGACTCGGTGGGTAAGCTGGGCAAGAACTTCGCCCCCAATGGCGATGGCGTCAAGGTCGTGGGTTCTCCAGCGGTTGATATCAAAGGTGCGACTCTCGCTACCTCCGCCCACATCGAGACAGCGATTCAGCAATCCCACTCGCTCACGTTAATTGCTATCGGCCATCCAGTAGCGGATGGTGCGGAGCAAGGCATGTTCATCTCCAATTACTCCGGTGGCCGTCCTAATGACGCGGCCGCCAGGTCGTTTGGTGTGTCGCTGTATTGCTCTGCGAACGAAGCCGAGGCTGGGAAATTCCATGTCCGAGCTTCTGTGGCCCGATATCCCGGAACGCCGGGCTCTGCTACGGGGCTGAACTTCGTGACGTTGGCCAACCGCGATATCTCCAAACCAGCGTTCTTCGCGATGACATTCAACGGTGATGAAAAGGTTGTACGTGCTTACGACTTGAGCGTTGGGGACGCGGGTGAAAGGCCCCCTATCGCTGATGCAACGGACGTGGCCATTACACCGTTCTACATCGGCTCTAGCCCGCAAACTCAAGGCTTCGTGAGCAATCCTCGTCATATGCACTTCGCGGCGATCTATGACCGAGATTTATCGAAGGCGGAGCTCGATCTTATCTATCAGCGCGTCAAGCCGTATTTCGCTAATCGCGGCGTCAACATCTAGGTCAAAAGTTAAGGGGGGTAACCCCCCTTAATTTATAGAGGTTTACCAATGGAAAGAATCTCAGCGTTTACGCCTCTCTGCACGCCAACCGGCCTATTTCGTTACGGCACTCAGGCCGGAGGGATACCACCAACCCCCGTCAAGGCCGAATGGCTAAATATAATTCAGGAAGAGCTTGCGAGCATTGTGGCTTCCGCTGGCATTGAGCTTAGTGCTGCTGATAAGGCTCAGGTGCTTAAGGCGATTAAAAAGCTGATCAGCGATGCAGGCGGCGCATTCGTGAAGCGCTCTGGGGATGAGGTTTCAGGCCTGTTAAAGGTTTCTGGCGGCATTCGGGCGCCTAAGGGTCTGCCCACTGGCGGTAACAACAGCGTCCAGGGCTACGCATTCGGCGCTGATGGCGACACCGGGTTATTCACTGTAGGTGGCACCGAGGCTGACAGTTCGGATGTTGTGCTGCTGGTTGATGGCGTCGAGCTGCTACGGCTGAAGAAGAGCAATGGCTCGGTGGTGCTGCCTGGTAACCTGGTTTTGAATGGTGATAAGACCACGTATCACACCGGCAACAAGGCCGACATGCTCGCGCTGGTGTACCCGGTGGGTTCGGTCTACATGAACATGTCCAGTAACCAGAACCCGGCTGCGATCTTCGGCTTTGGTACTTGGACGTCGCTTGCGCCTGGCCGTGTGCTGTTGGGGGCTGGTAGCGGCACTGATAGCAGGGGTGAGGTGAAGGCCTTTACGGCGGGCACGACAGGCGGTGAGTTCAACCACCAGCTCGCGGTCGCCGAGATCCCGGCTCACTCCCACACC